CAACCAGACTGATGTATATAAAGACATGGCGGGTCTGGATTTCCAGATTCAGGCGGGAAATCCAATCCTCAATTTTATTCAGGGCGATCCTTCATCAAACGTGATGTATGGTGATTTCGTACCACACGAGTCTGATGGAGGGTCGGCAAGAATGTACGCCTACGGGTTCGAAAGCAATGTTTCAACCGAAGGCGACATGCTTCCTCCAGTACCTACCGCAGTGACGTCCAACGTCGCAATGGTCGGAGGAATTGATATCAAAGGCAGCCCAATCATGCCAGACTCTGGTCAGTATATACCAACCCTGACATCTCCGACGATTCCCCTTTTGGGAAATCAACCTGGAATCAGTGCTTCAGAATCACCGGCGTCAGCGACTTCCCCAATAGTATCCCAATGAAAAACGCAGCAAATACAAGAATTATAGTCTCTTTTGAAATTTTTTCAAGCACATCAACCGACTGATTCTGAGCATGGAAAACACGGGGACCCGGATCATAATACGAGCGTGCGTCGTGCTGCTGATGGTGCTCCTCGGCCTCGACCTCGTCCACGAGCTGGTGCTGTTGCGGGTCGTTCGTCTCGGTCACTGGAAACATCGGTCTCGCCGGACTCGGATCGAACATCCGATCCATTACTCTCAGAGTCACTGCTGCTTTTATCTTCGACTATGAATCCAGCAAGGTTCCCCTCGCCATCGGCGTCACTCTCACTTGAGATATCCTCCGTATCATAGGATACCTCAGATGAAACGCTCCCAGACTCCTGACTGTCGTAATCGTCGTCGGCGTAGTCATCCTCGCACACCTCCTGTGGTGTATAACGCTCGGGCGCCTTGACGGCGCGACCGGAGCGCGTACGAGTCACTGGACTACTGTCCGTGACTTTTGGGGTCTGGGAAGTGTCCGTCGATGGCTGCTCCGGTGCGGTTGACATCGAGCTCTGTATCCTCAGGGGCTAAATCGTTTAAGTACTTTGGAAAGAAGTACAAGCCATTCTTTTGTGCGAGTTCAAACAACGTCGTTTCGCCTTCGACGCCCATCTGAACTGCGATGGTTTCGAGATTTTCCTGATGTTCATGGTCATCTGATCTGCGAATAAACAGAGCGAGGTTACGAACATCCTCAATAGCCTGGTACAAACCGCTTGCCCTTTTTTCCAGGCTTGCTTTTTGGTTTTCGAACTCCGACAGATGACTTTGGAGCAGCTCCCATGTTTGAGGGTCCAGACCCGAGTACGGATGCACCTCTCTGAGGAACCGATTCTTCTTGCCACCAAAAGTCGGGAACAAGATCACGAATAGGCACAAAAGTAGAACTATCCACAGCAACATTGCTGCGTAATTCCTCTACTATACTCGGAGAAAGAATATATTCGCGTCCAGAGAAACGTTTAGGGAGGTTTGCATTTTTCTCAGAAGCAATACTGTTACATTCATCGTCATGACACATCTGACAAATCAGTTCCCCTTTTATACCGAACCATACATGATTGGACTTGTGTTCACCCTGGATTCTCTCACAATACTTGGAATCCGTCTGAACGATGATCCAGTCAGTTCCTTTTCGCATGACGCGTCGGACGTTTGCCCGTTCCTGACCTTTGAGGTTCCTACGGATGTAACGTTCCAGAGGTGCACATGTGATTTCGACATTAACAGACTCGTTGGACACTTCGTTTGTTCGAAGTGCAAAGAGTTTCAAAGTTTCAGCCGAAGGAGTTGGTTTAAACACGTTCCCTTCGAGGTCACACCACGGTGTATACGGACCCGAATCCACAGACCCGCGGTCCCGTTTATGAGACCAAAGCATCCGGAGTCCCGAACCACCGTAGACGCTCGCGTCGATACGTTGACTCCATTCTGGATCGTCTGGCAACTCGAGGAGAATACGGGTCCGTAAAGCGAGAGCTTCAGACTTGGTCACGAGAACGTCCGGCCAATGAATGTGTACACCCGTTTTGACCTGGTTGTCCACATCACGTGGTTCAGCTCGTGCGATGAGACACCGACCTTTTTGGACCACGGAATGCATCACCTCGACAAGATTGATAATGACGTCATCTGGAAGAGCTTCTGGGCCCTTGTAATCTAGATCGACGAAAAACCTGAAAACATCCGTCTTTTGCTCCACCACGTATAGTTTCTTGCCGAGGCGTATCGCGTGTACACACTCTACGTAAAATTCGTCAAGTTGTTCAAACGGAACTTGAAGGATTCCACCATCCATGAGGACGTGTGTCCCCGGGCCCTTGTCTGTGAGCCATTTCTCCATAATCTATAAGTGTGTCTACCTTTTAGTCTGTGTCCGAATCGTGCGTCAAGCGACTCCAAAAGTCTTTAATTTTCACAATGACGACGGGCTCCTCCTCTTTCTTTTCCTCAACGGGCTCCGGCTCCTTCTTTTCATCAACAACCGGAGGCGGGGACTCCTCTGTCGAAGAAGGATCCATCTTCTTCAGCTCCTCCTTTTTGATTTCATAGATGATATCGACGAGAGACATTGTCTTTGCCATCTCGTCGGCGTCACCGTGTCCTCGCGCCTGGACAAGCATCTCGGCAAACATACGCTTTGACTTTGTCATGTTCTGATGTGTGTCAATATTTTCACACGTGTATTTTGACGCTATAAGCTCGTCCGCGGCGCTGCCCACATTGCCACTGTACGGCAAATACTGGTCACTTCGTGACCAGTGACATTTCAACTCCGGAAATAAAAGTTTGTACGATGGGGCGAAGAAAGAGCTGTGTGGAAATCTGGGTTTGTGATGACGTGGGTTCGTATCATATCCCATAGGTTGTCACGGGCTGTAATTCCTTCGAGCGTGTCAAATTCCACCCTGTCGTTTTCGTCATAGTTTTTACGAAAATACGTTTGGCGATTCTCCATCTTGGATTTCTCCTCGTTGAATCGCCGAACGATGTACGTATGTTCAAGAGCCGTCATTGGCAAATCGATTACGTAGACGTGGTAAATGCTGGTGACATCGTCTTCGATGTCCGCCTCTGAATCCCCTGGACCTTTGTACTTGGTTGCAAATTGAAAATACGAGTAGGCGCCTCGTTTCAAATTAATAGTACCCCGAGTCTCCTCCTCGAGTTCCCGAACGGCACACCGTAATGGATTGATAACCTCACGACGTCGACACCCGCCGGTGACGAACGTCCACTCCTGGTACCGGCGATCGTGAACAATAAGCATATACTGCTTATTATTGATCGTCGTCACCGGAATCGCTATACTTTTGTGCCTCTCCCGACATGGTTGGTCTTTCGGGGAATCCATTCCCTCCTACTGAGTCGTTCGTAAAAAAATTCATCAGCTTTCCCCCACCCCGTGATGGTTCATATGTAATCAAAAACAAGAGGCCGATCAAAAGAAGCCACTTCCAGATTTGCATCTTTAGTCTTACCAAACTTAATTTACAGGCTGAACGAGCGGGGTTCCAGTCTCAGCCTTGGCACTGAACGAATGGGCAAACGGGTTATTCTTGAGCACGTTCGTCGCCAAACCCAGTCCCTGATTGTTTGCTGTTGAGCGGAAATCCTTCTGACCCTTGAACACGTTGAGGCGGTCGTACTGGTTTGGCAAGTAGCGAGACCCGCGGCTTGCATCGGCTGGGCGGACCGGGAGCGCACCCGCCTCGAGACGAGTATTTGTGTTGGCACCGACGGCACCGACGGGGTCGGCACGCACGTTCATGCGTTGGCCATTACCGGGACGATCGGGGTTGGTACGATTCTTCGACCAACGCATCGGGTCCTCGTATGCGGAACCATACGCCTCATACACCATGTACTGCCCTGGACCCAATTCGAGACCATCCTTACGAAGCCCCGTCTCCTGACGATTCGTCGTCCGGCGCGTCTTCTGGAAATCCGGACGACTCTCTGGTGCCGTGATGGCACCTCCCTGTCCCTGACCGCGCGTCTGCATGGGCTGATAATTCGCAGTCGTCTTGGACAGCTTGGCTGGGTGGGAAATGGCACCCAGCGTCGTCCCACCGTTCTTGATGACGGGATTGGCTGGGCCGCCCCACGTACCGGCCAGATTCGTCAGACGCTCCTCGTTCATGTTGTTGGGCAGAATGCGGAAAAACTGCTGGAAACCACCTGAAGCCGGTGCGTCTGGTGACAGACCGAGACCACGTCCGACATATTTCTTGTCTGCGGGTGTTATGTTATTCATTTTGTTCGTGACTGGTTCACGGCTTCCGTCTGTATGATACACTGGCTGACCGAATGGGAAACGAGATCCATTTGGCACGACGTCCGTGAAGCTTGGTACAATCTCCTTCGGTGGAAGACGGAACCCGCCTGAAAACCCACGACCGGTATTCGGTTCCAGGTTCAGTGGATCGATGGGTGGGTCCTGCTGAGCAAACTTGTACTGAATCAAATCAAACTTTGAAATCTGGTCTGGCATCGAAGGCATCACAGCCTTCTGCTCCTGATCTTCCTTGTCATCGCTGAGTTTCTTTCCGGCAAAAACCAGTCCGACAACGGCGGCAAGGCTGAAGGGGTCCATCTATTAGTTAGTTGCTATTTTTTATCCGCAATGAAAGGAGGCGTCTACTTGTCTGTTGGGTAACGCTTCGCGTAGGACTCCGACTGGTACATCGCGTACGTGCTCGTCGGGTCCCAAGTCATGAATTTGTTCACTGGCTTTACAATGTACAGTTCTGGGAAGTCGTATGGCTTGTCTGCATAGTACTTGTTATTGCGGGACGTCATCTGGGAACGCAGAGCGTCATCCGTCATCACCATAACCTCATAGTTTGTGTTTTTGGGACCAAAGTACATTCCCTCCTCAACCATGAGGAGTCCGGGCTGAAGCACGCTGCTCGGCATATTACTTGTAGTTGATATTTTTTTACCGACCGTTGCCACCACGAATCTGGACACGCTCTGGTCCACGGGCATATGGACCGTCGGGATTGCAAGACGCTGGATCGTCGCGGCACATTGGGGCGAATGGCTTTCCGAATGCGGAGTTTGTGAATGCCGCCTGGTCATTTGGCCATGATGACGCAGCTGTCGTGTAGAAATTGCGCTCAGCGTCGCGTTTACGCTCAAATGGGTGGATAGATTTCCATTCATTCTGAACCTCCTCCTTCATCGAGGGGTACCATGGAGCCTGCTGTGCGTAGCTCGGGTCGTCACCGAGCAGGTAATTGGCCATGGGGTTGTCGCGAGTGGGCATGCGCAGTCCGCTCATCACCTTTGGACCAGTCGACACGACACGCTTACCGTCTGGAATCATGTTCATGTTGTAGAGAACATAAAGAGCAGCAATGACGAGGGCACCGAGAGCAACGATGCGAGCATCGCGGCGAATCAGGTACGTGAGCACGACGGCGTACACGATGAAACGAGTCGTTGCGAGAACTCGCTTTTCCGCCGTCTGACGACCAGTCGGCCAAAATTCGAGCAGCTGATCTTTTGCGACGAGTTCACGCAGGTCAATCGTCATCTTCTACAGTTGACTGATATATTTTTTCAGATCAGAGGACCCTTACCACCCTTGAGCAGAGACGACATCAGACCGTTCATGCTGTTCATCAGAGCCGCCTCGTCGATGGTACCGTCGGGGGCGGTTGCTGTATCCTGGAGCTGGCTGGCACACTTCTGAGCCACAGACTCGATCATGTTCAGCGTCTCGGCTGGTAGAGCAGAGATGGTCGTACCCAGAATGTACAGCGTCTGAAGGTACTGCCAGATGGCATTCTTCGTCGCCTCGGACAGGTCGGAATTCCACAGACGAGGAATGTCCAGATCGTTCAAAAACGGCACCTCTGACGCGTGAGTCTGGAAAAACTCCTCATCCTTCTGCATCAGGTGGTTTGCAAAAGGACCCACAGTCTCCATAAACTCCTTCAGCGGCTTCTTCTGGTTCGCCTTGCGCAGAAGCACGAACGTGTTCTGGTACTTTACCAGCTTCTTCTCATTGGGGAAAGTGAGAACAAGCTCGTCAAGAAACTGCTGCATCATATCGTTGAAAGCGTTGGTGGTGGTCGCCATTGAGAAACCATGTATCGACTACTTTAAGTCACCACGGCCATGGGGAGCTTCGGGCAACAACAGGTAAACCTGTTGGATTTAAGCCCTAAAAGGCGTGGTTGAAATCGTCTCTTGGTGTCCGCTCCCCTGGTGAACGATGATGTACACGAGCAAACCGACGAGGAATGCAGGCTTGAAGTACGCCGAGTTGGCGAGAACTTTTTCGTTGTTCAGTGATGCACGAATGTGAATGTAAGCAATGGTTGCTGCGGCTGCAATCAGAGCAGCGCTCATAGGCTCACGAAAATAGTGATCAGCCATCTACTATACGCTGAGAATTTTTACTCCAAGTCGCGAAGCGAGTTGTTTGTCCGTGCCCGGCGGACTTTCCGCTGCGCGGAAAGGACTTTTATTTATCCGGAGCGTCATCGAACAACGTCTCGTGGTGAACCTTGACTGGAACCTGCTTCGTAAGGCCTTCCGGGGCTGGCGTCCCAGCCTCGGGCGTTCCAGCTTCTGGCATTGCCGGCGTCCCAGCCTCTGGCGCTGGTGTTCCAGCCTCTGGCGCTGGTGTTCCAGCCTCTGCACCTTCGGGCAACGGTGTTGCAACCGGTATCGATTCTTCTTCCTCTCCTGCCGTCTCTGGGTCTGTGGGGTCGGTAGGGTCCTGGTTGGCACCACCCATGTCGAGGTCACCAGTGAAGTTGGGTATGTACGTATCGAGGATCTGTTGTACCGGAATAAAATCATCAACCACTTCCTTGATCAGTTCATTGAAGCGAGCCGCCATCTTGATGCGACGATCCTGGTCGGACATTTTATCAACCACGACGTATGGATCCTCATACAGGCTTTTGGCCGCAGCGATATAGCACGAATGAACAAACACGTCATTTGATGGTAGCTTGATGTTAATCTTTTTCGAGTCTGTTGAAATGCGCACAGCGGACATGATCTTGACTGAAATGACGAAGACGGCGGCGAGCAGGTTGGGAAACATGGAGCATGACTTGATGATTGCATCCGCATGCTGCTTCACGATCGTATTGTTCCAGTGTGGCACCTCCTGGAGCAGAGTCTGGTAGTGAATCAGCGTCTGACGTCCCTTGGATACTTCGATCGCCTTTTTGTACATGTCGTAAAAGGCGTCAATCATCACTGGGGTCATGGCGTTACACAGCTTGATCATAAACTTGCGTTCGGCCTCGACGAGGATAGCTGTCGAATCCATTGATGTTAACGAGTTTATTTTTTCGTGCAAGACTCGCGCACTTTTTTATTCGTGGTAATATATAATGCATATCAATTACGAACGTATCGCCCTCTGGGTCATTGTTGTTGTTATGTTCGTAAAGGTGTTTGTGATCCGCGAACTGTATGTTGCATCCAGCCCGCTCAGCATCATGGACCTGGCAGAGTTCCGCGGACTCCC